AACAACATCATAGGCTATACTTGGGTCTATTCTGTACTCTTCCATATTATTTTATTTTTTTGTTTTTTCTACTTCCTTATTGACTTCACTATATAATGTCATAGATTCCGCATCAACAATAATTTTTATATCATTCATTTGTAACTCACTATTAACATAAGACTGTTTTCTACTAAAATTAATCCCTTTGACTTTGAATTTTAACCCACTTATTGCATCACCAACAGGGTCTAAATATTTTATTACAACATCTGTGACATCAAAAATACTTTTAGGATTGAATGAATAAATGCATGTTTCATAGAATCTTGTCATAAAAATAAAATCAGTACCTTCATTATGTAATGAATACTCCTTAAATGAGTATGAAGGAATGTCAGTACCTATCAATTCAATAATATACCTGTTTTCCATTAATGGTTCTAATGTTATACCAGACATAATAAAATCATCTTTTTTGTTCTCCATAATATTTTTTTAATAAAAAAATCCCATATATAATATATGGGATTTAATATTAATAGTAAACAAATAATATCAATAAACTTGTATACAACGGTCCATACGAAGAGATGCATCGATTGTTGCTAATTCATCTTGACTATAATTCAAATCACCAAAGTTCAAGTTAGTTAAGAAACAACCTTGAAGAATCCATTTCTCAACTACAACACCCGTTGGGTCAAGCATTTCAAGTTCAACATCTTTCTTGTATCCTGCAGCATAACCCATTCTACCTGTTACTGATTCAGCATGTAATCTGAACCATTCCATTAAAGCTTGAGATGCAGAAGGACCTATTGGGTCTTTGAACTGTACTTTTATTTCTTCCCAATCAAATCTACCTGCAACATATGTTGAAGTATTCAAAAAAGGTATTTCTACTGATTTAATTTTAGCTGTTGGTCTGGATGTAGAAAACACATACCATTCATTTATACCTAAACTTGAAGGAAATCTCAATATAAATCTATTTTTTCTTTTTGGCTCATACGGGATGGGCATTTTCATTAGTAAGTCTGCCATAATATAATTTTAGTTTTATTATAAATATCTTGTTATGAAAAAAACATTTTACTATTATAAATTATTAATTATTTTTTTTTGAAATTTTTTTAATATCTCTTGATAATGTCATTTTTTTTTCGTATTTTTACAATATACCAGTATAAATACCAGTATAGATACTACTAATAAATAAATATTTAATAATATAAATAACTAAATAAATAATATATATAATAATTAATATAGTACTAATATAAGTACCAGTATATACTGGGTAAAAAATATAAACAAATTACTTTTTGTGTTCCATGTGAAACATAAATAAAAAAAAGGGGGAATTTTCCCCCTTTTTTATTTTCTTGTAATTGTTAGATATTTTCAAATGATGCACCTGTTGGTGTAATTATGAACTCAACATCTATGAACTCAAGACTACGTGTTGGTTTAATATATATCTTACCTCTTAATGTGTTAGCATCAATGTCTTCTGGGTCATTTGATACTGTTACTCTGAAATCAGTAAGACCTCTTTCTTTCTTGATTGCTTCAAGAATTGGATTCACCAATCTGGTGAAATCATTTCTTACTTGTTCATCGTTTTGTTCAAATATTAATCTTATAGCAACTGCTGATATTAATTTTCTTGCTCTCAACAAGAGTCTTCTAACATTTATTCTGTCAAGTGCTGATTCTTTAACTTGAAGTGTTTTATTACCCCAAATTATTGTACCAGTATCTGCAAATGTTGCAATTGGATTAATTCTTGCTTGATACAATAAATCCCTTTCATCAGCAGTAACTTTTTTAACTGCTTTTACTGCATTGACTATACCTCTTGAATAACCTGCAACTGCGTACCATGGAAATCTAACATTATCTGTCAATGCTATATTTCTTACAACTTCAGCTGTAGGTGGAATATAAAGTTTTGTACTTGAATCTGTATCTTTGATTTGAATCCAAGGCCAATATACTGCTGAGTAGTTTGAATCAATATCTACTGATTCTAAATCAGCAACTACCTCTTCTGCTAATTCTCTATTTTTTGCAGCCATAACATAAAGCGAATCTGCTCTGTCATTTTCAACCATGTCTATAGCTTGAATAGTAAGTGAATTATGGTCGAAGAAGTTTATTCCAGGAGTAGCAAATACGTTTATATCAACAGCTTCAGGATTAGCAAAAGTCTGAATACCTTGTAAGTATGCATAGTAATCAGAATTACCAATTGTGTTATCAAATACACCACCAGATATACCTGATGCTAAGTGATTTGCTACATATGTGGTTTTACCAAAAATATAACTATCATCATATGTTTTAACATTTCTGTAAATGTCCCAACCATCAAAACCACCATATGTCACAAATGTGAACTTTCTATACGCTAATTGGTCTAATAATCCTTTATTTGTACCTTCTAAATCATAAGGTGTGGTGTCAAATTCAAAACCTGTTATAGTGTTACCTGTCAAACCTGATGCATTGACAGATAAATGGAAACCAGTTGTGGTACCTGTTGCTGATGTACCTTTGAATTTGAAAGCGTCTCTATCAAATTTGAAACCTGTTTGTGTTGATACACCTAATGAAACTTTTTTAACTTTATCACCATTAGATACTACAGGTACACCATCAGCATCATATCTGATTACGTCACCAGCACTGAAATATTGCTTTTTATATGTAACACCACCCAAAGTACCTGTTGAGAATGCATTGTCGGTTTCATAGCCTCTAAAGCCCGCTGGTACGGCATCTGTTGGATGATTCTCAGCCATGTTTAACATGATGTACTTAGACTTCAATTCGTATTCACCATCGGCAGTACCAACCTTTTTAGCAACGTACCCTGGTAAATCAGGATTCATAGAACATCTCAAGAATCTTTCTAATACTACCATGTTTTCGTCAGTATCATCATAATCTCTCACAAGTATGTCAAATTCAGATTTTTCTAAATCTATATTAACAATCATCACTTTTACTTCAAAGTTTGATGATTCACCGTCAGATACTGTTACAACTTGGAATAAGTCGTTTATCTTATTACCTCTTACTTCAGACACAACATATGGTGATGCTGATGTTAACCATTGTGTAACAAAACTATCACCATCAAGATTACTAAGTAATGTCGCATTTAAACCTCTAATATGTCCTTGGTCATATAAATTACCCAAGAAGTTTGGATATACTTCATGAACATATAATGGGAAATCTGAGTAATCTCTATCAAATACGTCTGAACCTAAAACTTTAGTTATATACTTAGTTGAACTACTGTTTAAATTACAATTAAATGTTTTGGTTTCACCGCCAACATTAACAACTGACAATGTAAATTCACCTAATGGGTTTCTATCAATATCTTCAACCTCGGTCATAGTCACTGTTGCACCCGTAACCTCTCTTATTAAAGTTTGACCTGAGTATCTACCTCTTGACCTTAAAGCAGCAACAACAATATCATTATATTCTGTTTTTTCTGATGCTAAATATTGATATCTAATTACATCGAAAGTGTTACTTGAGTTATATACAAAAAGGTAAGAATATACACTGTCTAATGTTGATTTAAACAATTTATTATACCATTCTTTACCATTTGTGTTTTCAGCATTATATACACCTGTCAATGGTGATACCAATTCTAATGACTCTGTTAAACCACTTGTTGCTGAATCAGGCACATAACCTAAGACAAACCATTTATCTTCATCAGTAGTACCTGTAAAAGAATTGAAATTTTCAACTATATAATCAGTTATAGATGTTCCATCTACAGATGTAACACCTGAAAGAGCAGCATAAAAAGTGCTTCCCGAAATTGTTGATTGAGATGCAGGATTCAAAGTACCTGATGTAGTGCCTGAAAGAACATATGCACCATTACTTAATGTCATTTCCAAACCTGCTAATGTCCTAATACCAAATGTTCTGTATGGCTTATAACCCGTTAAACCTAATATTCTTGTGACAAATAATTGATTAGATTCTTGTAAATATGATTTTGCTACATATGGTAATTCATATCTTGGATTTCCATTACCATCTTTCAAAATTGATGTTGGTCCAAAATAATTTCTGAATTCATCAAAGTTTGTTATTAATATTGGTTCAAATGCTGGTCCTTTAAGTGTCTCACCAACTAAACCTAATGTCGTTACACCTACACTTTGTGCTACAAATGATAAATCTTTTTCTGAAGTGTAGACACCTGGAGATACAAATACTCTATTCGAAGTTGCCATTTAATTAATTTTTTTTAATAATTATTTTATTTCTTATATTATAAATATTACATTTATAAACAAAAAAACATATCAGAATAAATAAGATATACCAATTCTTGAACTAATCACAGGAGAATAGTTTATTGTTACTTGGTTAGGACCTGTTATTTCATATCCACTTGCACCGTATTCTTCAATCAAACCGTTAATATCCAAATTGATAATTGTGTTTATTGCAAATGTTGTTACAAATGTTGTACTCGAACCATCATAAATGAAATTGTCTGTTGTAAAACTTAAAACTTTACCATATGTATCTGTTAATAATAAGTTTTTATTTTTATAATATGTAATATCAACAACACTACCGTTTAATGGCGGTTCTACAAATGTTACTTTTGATGTATTAGCTATATGAAAATAATCAATGTCTTTTTCTTGTTTCAAACCATTAATTGCTACGTTAAATAGTTCTGACATACTTTCACCAACACTGAAAACTGTTTGATTACCATCAGCAACTGTTTTTGAAACAATAATATTTAAATCTTTATTAACCACTCTTTTTTCTCTTTTATTTTCATCAATTATTTCTGTTAATAAAAGAAACCTATTCATTGCTGGTTTTACTTCAAAAGTTTCAGCATCCACTAATAAACCTAACATAATCATGTTATAGTTTTGTATGTAAAATCTTCTACCCTCTAAAGTTTCAATTGGTGAACTATCACTAATCTGTTCTAATAGTATCGGTATATAATGTCCTTTAATTGTTGTATATGCTTGTCTCGATGAAAAAACTTGCATAGCAATTTTATTAAATCTATTTAAATCTGTGAATTTATTACACACAATAATCACTTCATATGAAATATCAACAGCAATAGGTTGTGGTATTTTATATATGTCAGCACCTGATTTGTTACCATCCCAAGTTTTTACGGTCATATAATGAAATGTCTTTTGTACAGGTATAACTCTTTGACCAACAGGATGTGTTCCTGGTTGTACATCGGGCTTTCTAATGATAGCAATGAATGGTAATTGCATGTTACCATCCATATCTGTAAATGTCCAATTATTCGATATTTCTGCCCATCTTTGTATTGTCAATATTTTTTGAATAATTGGTATTTGTTTACCATCAGAAACAACTACAAAATTATCTTTAACAAAATCTAACATGCCTGAATCTAAATCATCATGTAGAATAGAATCTGGTAAAAAACTATCGGATTTAGTTATTCTATCTAATAATGCTTGTCTATTATCTACAACATCTTGTCCCTGTATTTCTAACTTATTACCATAAACACTGATGTTGTTTTTCCTTTTTGGCATCCCCATTATATTTTATTTTTAATATAGTTGTAGATTATGGAAGATATTTCTTCTTTGTCTTTAAAATTATGTTTTTTTAATAGTTCTATTAAGTTATTGATTAATGGTTTAAAATCATCAGGTTTGTGATTTGAATATGCTCTCCTCGTATTATTATGTATCTTAATTTTATTATC